GGGCGCTTTTCGCCTTTAGACTCAGCTTCGGCTTTTTTGTTACCTGTGGGTTTGACCTTGATCAAAGAAACTGCATCGCCAGAGGGCTTTTTCTTTTCTTTAACCACATCGCTTGAGCCGCCTTCTTTCAGTTTTTTGGGCTTAAAGTTCTTAGCTTGCTCAATGTCTTTTAAGTCGGCAGCAGTTTTCTTTTCGCCATAAACAGCACCACCGTCTTTTTTGAATTTCTTGACTGTACCAGCCTCTTTTTTAGCACGACCACCTTTACGCAGCTTGATCTCGCTGGCGTCTTCCTTGTCGTGTTCAGCCTTGTCATGTTGGCGAAACGCCTTTTTGATCATGGCTTTGTCTTGAGCCATGTCTTTCTTTTCCACTTCGCCACCAGCTTTTTTCTTGGTCATGCCACCGCCGCAGTACTTTTCTGCAGCCTTAGTGGTGCTACCACCGGATTTCATTTTGGGGAGTGTTTTGAAGCCGTCCATGTTTTTGTCCTCTAGAGTGTTTATTATTGACAAGGAATTGATCAGATTCCCTATAACTACTAATGCAAAAAAGGGCCTTTTTAGGCCCTTTCAAACAATGCTTTTTCCTTTTTTCTTCGCCCTATTAGCTCTGGGGGTTTGTCCCAGAGTAAAAAATCCTCAGCAGCCTGAAAATAGTTACCTTGGTTAATATGCCGAACTACCGAAGACTCACTGAAATGCTCAGTCCCAATGTTAAAACACAGGCTACACAGGGCATCAAACTGGTTTTGATTTAGTGGCACTTTAACTTCGTTATTGATGCATTCTTCGCATTCAGCCAAATCATGGCGCAATAACCTGTCAACACCCATTTTTGTCAATTCAACATGGATTAGATCTTGTTCGCCAGGTTTAATCAAATGGCCCACACCAATCGTCCAAAGACCCTTAGAATCCTTGTACGCTTTGGTGCGGTATCCTTCGACACCCGTAATAAAATCAATGGTTGACTGTTGAATCACGTTCTTTTAGGAAGTTTTGTAAGTCAATGAGTTGCTTAGATATTTGTTCGTATTTCAGATTGTTTTCAATCGCAATACTCAAAACATCCGTCTCGGCTACTTCACTGGTAACGGTGTCAGTGGCGGAGGTGGCAACATCAGCGCTGCTGGGGGTGAAGGGCACATCACTGGCGCTGGCGTTGTACAGCCGCACAAACCCATTACTAACGCGACAATTATTAGCACCCACAGCAGCCGAAACCTGCTTTTGCAGTTCGTTTCGTTTAGTTGAAATTTCTTCAATTTGCTGAACATACGTTGCGACCATTCGGTCACCTTGTTGCTGTATAACATCTTTTTCCTTCTGCGCTTTCAAACTAGCACTTTGAATTTCAAGTGAATAATAATTGGAAGTTAGCCGGTACGCACCAAAGGCTCCAGCCAAAATACTGACCAGAGCCACAATGATGTATATCTTAAAGTTATTCAGTAGATCGAGTAGGAGCATGTTCTGTAGCCGCCTTTCCACCAACTAACACACCACCACCGCCCAATAAGCTGCCCAATCCAATGCCCATCTCAGACATATTAATGGTCCCATTATGGCCCACTTGGATTAGGCTTACTACCAGGTATCCTAAAATACCTGTCAGTACAGCAAATCGAGCAACGCAGTATGTTTCGTTGTCGTCTTCAGTTAGAATATCTTTAACGAACTTCCAGCTCATTTTTTATCTACTTTGCTGTCGAGCTTGTCTTCTATACGATGAAGAAGAGTAATGATCTCATCCCAACGATCAAAAAACTCATCGCGGCGCAAATACTTAGAAGGAATGTCTGCCCTGAAATAGCCGTGTTCCTTCTTAATTTCTTGAACTTCGTTCCAGATTTGTTGGCAAAACCAACCCAGTCCCACGCAAATGATTGGGATGATTGTGTTGATAAGAGACTGGATATCCATGACTTACAAACCTTTTTCGCGCTTTAGTCGTTCGGCAGCTTGGTCGATTGCCAATTGCACGATGGCGCTAATTGTGCCTTTGGGAGCCACAGGAGTGGGCTCAGGAACTGCTTCTTGGGCTTGCACTTCGGCTTTCAACTCAGCCTCCAAAGCTTCAATTTTTTGTTCGATATCTTTTAAGTCTGACATTTTAGTTCCTTTTAGTTGGTTGTTGATTGCAAGTTTGGATTGGCCCATTCGGGGTTTGCCACAAACTCATTGTTTTGATACAGATATTTTCCGTAAGCAAAGTCATGAGGCAAAGTTACATCAACGATGACATAGCTTGGAACAACGTGCTTAGGGACGATCTGATCTGGATAAGTCAACAAATCATCAGTCTCCACGCAATCACCAATAGCCAATATTTGACCATCAGGAATATATAAGATATTCATGTTAATCCTTATGTAATAGATTGAATTCTATAAAGTGAACTGCCAATAGTCCACATTTCATTATTGTATGGAGCACTAACATTATTTGAATTTGGCAACGTAAATTTTGGAACAATAGCTAAGGTCGCTGAAGTACTAAAAACACCAAACTTATTAGTTGACTGACTAACTGATATGCTTAGAGTGCCAGTCAAGATAGATGCTGGTTTAACTCCAACAAATGAACTTCCACTTCCTGGACAAGATATATTATTATTACCGGCATTAGTGGCGGAATTGGTAAGTACTTCATCGCTTGATATAGTTGGAGAAGAACCAGAAAAACTAATATTTGTTTTGTAAACAGATCCAGCCGAACCGCTAACCCCATGAATAAATGTTGCAATATTATTGGACGCACTTAAGGCAAAAGGACCTCCTGTTGAATCTGTCGTATAAGTTAAAAATGTTCCAACACTAGGAGTCCCAGCAGTATCTGTCAATATTTGAAATCCAACACCTATTTGGAAAAATATTAGTTTAGAACCACTAACAATCATGTCAGTGTTAGTTACACCAATAGAAGTTGTAGTAGTTGCTAAAGTTACAGCGGATGATACGGAAGCCGTTGTTCCTGAAACGCTAATAAGATTAGCAACAGTAGCAGTATTGCCGCTATTTGTATAAGCTATAACCCATCTTGCACCACTGCTGATTGGCAATATTCTATAAAAACCACTTAACGCTGTAATTGTTGTACCTGTACCAGCCGTTATAGTTGTCCCTGATAAGGAATATGGGGTTATATTAGTAGTTGTGCCATTATAAGCAACTGTTAAAAATACAGAACTACTAATAGATGTTAAATAAACATAGTTACTTACATTTCCAGATAACGCAACTGGCGTTCCTATTGTTACCGTTGTTCCGCTTATAGTAAATGCAACAACATAATCTGTAGTTGATCCTGTGCCAGCATAAAAAGATAAAACCCAAGAAGTTCCTTGAGCTATTAAATTGTTTGCGCCTGGAAGAGAATAGGTTCCGGCCACAGTAATAGTGGCGTAAGTCCCAACCGTAATAGTTGTTCCACTCAAAGTTAAAACAACAGCCCCTAGATTTGTCGTATTGTCGCTTCCCGTAACCAACACTTGATTAGTTGTTGTCAGTATGGCAGAAGTAACTCTTCCATAAGTGCTTGTAATTAAAGTTGGAGTTCCAAAAGTTTGAGTAGAACTGTTGTAAATAACGCCATATAAAGTTGAAGCAGAACTTAATAAAACAAGTTCTCTGGTTGAATCTAATGCAATAACTTTTACAATAGTATATCCCGCCGCTACTGTTGAGTTATATAAAACAGCAGTTACCGCAATAATTTCTGCGTTGGCAATATTCCATACACCAGCCGCTGTTGAGTTATCTGCCAAGCCAATATTAACTGCCGAATAAGGGTATATAAATCCTAAAATGTTACTGGAGTTGTCCAGTATTGTCACTGGATAACCGCTTGTATTATTAATATTATATAAGTTACCGCCTTTGCTAACTGTAGTTGCATTTGGCAACGTAACAGTTTGACCATAGCCTGTCGCTGTAATTGATTGAGCACCAGTAGACGCTGAAGTCAGAACAACGCTACCTGTGACAAGAGTACCGCCGCCACCAGAGGACAGCGTGGTATAAGTTAATCCAGTGCCGCCTGAGTTAACTGCCAAAACTTGATTGGCCGTTCCAATCGTATTTAAACCTGTGCCCCCATTAGCTGTACCCAGAACACCAGACGAACTTGCACCTTCAGCAAGAATAGATAAATTGCGTGAAATAGTCATTATTATACTCCTTTAGGCTCTGTAGGCCAAGTCATATCCCAAGGAAAGCCAGCTTCTTTAGGCAAGTCACGCAAGGCTTGACGGTATGTTGCCCATGCTGCTTTATCTACTGGCGCATCAGCAACTTGTGTCCAATCGCAAGCTGTCAGTTTGCCGTTGCGCTGTTGGCGAACCAATGCGGCTTGGTTGGAAGTCAATGCGGCTTGTTGTTCTGCTGAAAGCGTTGTCACTTCCCATGTCTGTGTCCAAACGCCATTGACCAATGCTGGCGCACCTTCAGCAACAGATTGAGTTTTTGTATCAATCGTAGGTTGCGTTACAAGTGCTACTGCGACAACAGAATAGCCCTGTTGGGCAATGTCTGTTTGAGGGAAAATTTCCAACAAGTCGGGTTGCGGTGTGCCGTAGTTGGTATTGTTGTTATCAATATTGAAGTCATACCACTGATATGGGTATTTGACAATAGCGTTGTTTAAAATTTTTGCGTACATTTTTATACCTTAATTTGATTTTGAGTATGTTGGATAACTATTACTATCATAACCAATAGTGACAAATGAACCAGCGCTATTAGCTGCGACAGATTGAACATAAAATATGCTCGTACTACCATTCATCAAAGTCGGTGTTGTCCATGTAGTACCATTTGAAGATTTTGCGTATACTGGATAAGAACTACTATTACGACCAATTGCAACAAATAATCCAGCACTATTGACAGCAACAGAAAGTATAAAGTAAGCCGTAGTGACTCCGTTCATTGAAGCTGGCGTTGTCCATGTACTACCATTGGAAGATGTTGAGTATGTTGGATAACTATTACTGTCATAACCAACGGCAACAAATAATCCAGAACTGTTAACAGTAACAGACTTAGGAGTAAAAAAATTAGTATTGCTAATAGGTGCTGGAGTTGTCCATGTGCTACCATCAGAAGATGTTGCGTATACTGGTTTCAAAGTAGAATTATCTCTACCAACCGCAACAAACAAACCTGAGCTATTAACAGCAATAGAATTTAAAGTAACAGAATTTGTGCTGCCATTCATTGAAGTTGGGCTTGTCCATGTGGTTCCATTTGAAGATGTTGCATATATTGGGTAATTATTACCATCATAGCCAACGGCAACAAATAGTCCAGAGCTATTTACAGCAACCGCGTTCATAGTGGCAGAGCTAGTGCTACCACCCATGTGCGCTGGAGTTGTCCATGTGCTACCATCAGAAGATGTTGCGTATAATGAATAATTGCTAATATCATAACCAACGGCTACAAATAATCCAGAGCTGTTAACAGCAACAGATAGCATAAGTCCACTTCCACTTCCATTCATTATGGCGGGAGTTGTCCATGTGCTACCATTTAAAGATGTTGCGTATAATGCTTTATTCACACTGTTATTGCCGACTGCAACAAATAATCCAGAACTATTTGCAGTTACCGAGTACATAAACGCAACAGTAGTGCTGCCATTCATGTTGGCTGGCGCATTAAACCCATTAAAAGGCAACACGCCTTTACCAGCACCAAACCCAAATGCTTTTGCTGAAGCGCCGCCGCTAGTAATAATCGTTGGCATAGCTATTACTTAAATTGAGTTTGTGAAGCCAAAACGGTATAAGTTGCGCTGGCCGTTTTTGTGATGGTGTAGGTATACACATCAATGCCAGAAGCGTTGCCCGATGTTGGCGCTGAACCGCCTTGCCACTTAGGTGTTACCGCTGTTCCATCAATAGTAAAAGACGATTCATAATAGGCCGTTGAACCTTGCGTCACCAAGAACGCAATCGTAACAGTCTGCCCCGTAGACATAGCGGTGTTCAACGATGTGCCAGAGCTAAACGCTACGTTCAGCGTCCAGTTGGCAGACGCATTGGTCGTGTAATACAGCACCGATTGGCTATTTATGTAATAGTTAATCGTGCCTGTTGCAGCAGTAGCCGATACCGTAGTAGTTTCAGCAGCGTTCAAAAGAACAGTAGCAAAAGTGCTAGAAGTTCCGTTAAAAGTCTGTGTTGCTGTCCACGTATTAGATGTGCCAACTGCTACTGGAGTTGTCCAAGTTGGTGTACCAGTACCAGCAGAAGTCAATACTTGGCCAGTTGTGCCCGCTGCTGTAAATGATGTTGTACTAGATGCCGTTTGGTAAGGAATTACACCTGCCGAACCGCCAGCAATGTTGGTTGAAGATGAAGCAGTACCAATAGAAGAAATATTATAAGCAATCGTTTCAACAATGTCGCCCGTAGCAGCACCAACCGCCAAAACAACAGAAGTCCCGTTTGATGCTGTATAATCAGAAGCATTCAACAAAACACCATTCAAATACACCGTTACATAACCAACCGTGTAAGTTACGCTAAATGTAGTTTGGCCAGATGTGGCCGTAAACGATGTGCGAGTATAAGTTGCCGTTGAACCTTGGAACGTCTTAATAATCGTACCATTGTTGTAAAACAAAATACCATCAACATAGTTAATCGCCAACTCACCAACTTGCAAGTTGGATGTTGTGGGAGTGTGGCCTGTAACCCCACTATTAAACAGAACAATTGGTGTATAACCTGTTGCCGCCATGATTTTTCCTTAGAATGTTCCGCCGTTGATACCGCCGGTAATTGCATTTGACGTTCCATTATAGGTCAACCCAGAGTTGACCGTCACGCCATTATTACCCGAAGTGGCCGTTACAAAAGCCAAATAGTTAGTTGTTGCTGTGCCCGTTGAAGTGGCCACATTGGTCGCATTCGTTGCCGTTGTGGCTGTCGCAGCATTACCACCAATGCTTAAGCCCGAAGCTGTACCTGTAATATTGGTACCCACCAAAGCGCTGGGTGTGCCCAAATTGGGCGTTACCAGTGTTGGCGATGTGGCCAACACCACATTACCAGAACCAGTTGTTGCTGTGCTAGACGCCGCAGTCAATTGCCCCTGAGCATTGACCGTAAAGTTACCCAAAGTATAGCTACCTGCTGTTACAGCAGTGTTTGTGATGCTAAACTGGGTTCCAATGAGTGTCAGGCCTGTACCTGCACTGTAAGATGTTGCGCTACCAATTTGGACAAAGTTAATTGCCGTTGTACCAATTGTAATGGGCAGCGGAGTGGTTTGGGTCCATTGGGTGCTGGCATTAACAGTACCATAAACAATGAACGTTGTATCACCAGCAGCAATTTCATTAGCACCGCCACCAGCTTGGTCATAATCTGTTGCTCGGGTCAAAACCCAGTTTGTCGAGCCAGAACCTTGGTTGGTCAGCGTATAAATGCCGTTATAAGCCGCATTTGACTCATTTTTAACCAAAATACGGACCGCATTCGACGCATCCGTTGAGGTAAATGTGTGGCCATCAATTATCAACGTGGCCTGTGTACCAGCGTTTGTAATTGTCGCACCAACACCAGATGCGCCGTTATTATAAGTAACTGTGCCCAAATCAGCCGTTGTGGCATAGTAGCAGGCTGCATGGTAGTTAACGTTGGAAACTGCCGCATCAACATATTGTTTAGTGGCAAGTTGCAGTGCTGATGAAGGATCTTGCGTAACTGTTACGTTAGTCAACCCACCCAATGTCAATGAGGTCGCACCCAGCGCAATGTTTGTCGTACCAATCGTAACTGAGCTGTTCGCCAACTGTGCGTTGGTTACTGTGCCGGACAATGCTGTTGTGGGGATTGTGGTGCTGGCTGTTACTGCGCTGCCACCATTGCCGTACAAATAGCCTGTAAGGCCCAAGGCGAGGCTATTGAGTGTGGCAAGGCCTGTGGTACTTAGCGTCGTAAAAGCGCCCGTAGAGGGCGTTGTAGCCCCGATAGAGGTGCCATTGATCGTGCCGCCTGTGATCGTGACACTTGAAAATGTGCCAGCAGCAGAGCCTTTAGTAGCCAGAACTTGGACAGTGTTGGTATTGTCCTTGTAAAACAGTTTACCGTCCGTAATATTAACGGCCAGTTCAGAACCGCTTGTGCTGTTGGTCAAACTAGAAGCGTTGGGAGTGCTGCTAGAAGTGCTTGACGAATACAACAGGATTGGTGTGTAGCCTAACTGTGCCATTTTTATTCCTTAAAATGCCCCGCCACCAATACCGGCCACTGCCGTTACGATGGGACTAGAAAACCCACCAGTTGCTGGGTTAAATTGTAATTGAGTTGAAGAAACGTATTCAGTTGTTAACGTACCGCTTGTTTGATTCACAAATACAGGATACCGTGTTGCATTCGTACTTGTATCATCTTGAATCGTTGTGCTATTACCAGGCGGTCCTTGTGGAATCTGGAAATTAAAAACTGCATTTGTGGTTGTGCCTACATTGGTCACATTTGCCGGTGTGCCATACGACACCGTAGTGGTCGTTCCGGCTGTTACCGAAGCCGATGCACCCGCTGGCCCTGCGGGCCCCGTTGGGCCTGTTGCCCCCTGTGGGCCAACCACATTACCAGCATCAGTTTGACTGCCAGTTGAATTGGTTAAAATTAAGTGGCCCGCACCATTGACCGTTGCAGCAATATAACCAGGAATTGGACCAGCTGATGACGTTGTGCCATCGCTGTAGTAAAAAATCAAATCGTTATTAACGTCGAACGCAACGTTTGTGATCAGCTTACCCGGAGAAATTGCGTTGGCAATTTGGCTAACCTGCACTTGTTTTGTGACACCACCCTGCACGATGACCGTCTGTTCATCGCCAGTGATTGTCCTTGCAACCGGCAGTTGGGTTATTGACTGATCAGCCATTTAATTATATGTGAACCCACCTAAGAGGGTTCCTGTATTAAAAGAGGTTGTCACATTCACGTTAACTGGACCCGTTACCGCATAAGCTGGTGTCACCGCCGTTATCGTGGTCGAATTCAAAATACTAAAACTCGTAGCATTCGTATTACCAAAAGTCACATTTGTCGTGTTGGTAAAGTTATTGCCTTGAATTGTTACATTTGTGCCGCCAGACTTCGTACCATTGTTTGGCGTCACAGAATAAATAATTGCAGCCAAAGAGCTGCTTGATGCCGCAGTGCTATTTGTATTCAAATCGCCCTGAGTATTACCACTTGGAACACCTTCAATGAAAATTGCGTTGTTACCATACCCGTCTGTTGTCAAAATTTCATTGGGTGTCAATGCAATGTTGACATCAGGACGGGGAAAGCGCAACGCAATGTTCTCAGTCTGTCTGGCAGGTAAGCGCCAAGGGTCAAACTTATCTACATCATCCTTGCACACTCGCATCCCCGGAAAATTGGGGTCCGGCATTAAATCCGTATAAGCAAACTTGCGGTTACACCTATCGCAAATTGCAATAGATAAAACCGAGTTTGCGCGAGTGTCAAGGTAGACTGGCATTTAAGCAGTTTGACCGTCGAGCTTAATCAACTTACCAGTTACAATAACACCAGCCGCAATAGTTCCTGTACTTGCAGAAAGTTGCCATTGAATATCGGTTTTTTGTGTATATGCAAAAGGATCCGATGCACGATTAGCTGAATACAATGAAACAAAAGGTTGTTGCAACACAGTTAATTGAACACCGGTCACGTTGTTTAACGCTTGAACACGATATGTAACAATTGTACTGCCAGTGTAGCTATTAGAAGTATTGACTTCTGCCAAATCTAAATAGAAAGTATAACCATTTGGCACAGTAAAAACTGTACTTTGTGATTTACCAACGCCAGCGTTAATTTGAGCCAAAGTATTAGTGCTTTGCTTGATGGTAATAATACCAACATTTGTAGCTTGGCTAGTGCCTGGAGACACCATAACCAAACTATTAACACGCAAATAACTATTAACCGTAGTGACACCCGTAGTGCCATTCAAAAACAACGTTTCTGAAATGGGGTTAAAATTAGCATCCAAACCACTAATAAGGACCGATGCGCTGGTATTATCCGACGTAGAAGTACTAACTAGAGTCAGGGTAGATGCTGATGTGGGAAAAGTATAAGTTGAAGCATTTTCCCAAATTGGAATTGGTGTAGTACCAACAGACGCCTGATAACCAAAAATGCTAACAGTTTGATGTCCCGCAATTTGATTACGAGCTACTTGTAAATCAAATGGCTCATATGCCCCCTGCACAGTAACAGAGGGCATAATTGAAGGGTGTTGCTGAAGATTTGAAACGAGATTTGAAGCCATAATTAATTCCTTATAAGTTAAATCGGGGGCACAAGGCCCCCAAGGTAATTAATTATTGGTTGGTGTAGCCTTGGCCGACGTTGGTGACCGAACCGTCAAAGTTACGAGCAGAATAGCTAATATCGAACATACCGGCCAAAGTGCCAGTAACGCCAGAAGTAGTGCCAACTGTGAAAGTAACTTGAACGTCGCTTGTACCCACGTTAGCCAACAAAGCTGCAGTTGCTGCAGTAGCTGTGAACGCAATAGAAATCACGCCGCCAGTGGTGGTGGGAGTAATAGTACCAACAGAAGTGCCATTAACAGCAACGGTAATAACCATGCCAGTAAAAGCCGAGGGAGCTGTGGTTTCAAACAAACGGATGTTGGTGATAGCAGCACCAGCGGGGACCCACACAGGATCTTGCGTGGTAGACGAGCTACCAGTGCCGTAAGTGGTAATAGCACCAGCAGCATTGACACCGGAGAAGGTGACTTGTTGGCTGACAGACACTACGCCAGTGTTGTCGGGAGCGATGACGCCGTTGTTCGTGGGGTTATTGTATTTGTAAACGCGAATCGGCTGATTAAAAGTAACTGACATGGGGTTTATTCCTATCTAGAGTTTATAGCCCCGCTCAGTCGCTAGATCGTAGCCCTGGGAAGCAACAGGGCCCTGCTGGGGGCAAATCTTCCTATAACTACTAATGCAAAAATTACGCATTAAATGCCCCAATTGTCGTATTTGTTTGACTTTTTGATGTTTTCTATACCTGGTATTACTTGCAAATTTTCTGGTACATGCAAACCAGATACATTGCGCCCTCGCAACGGAATAATATGATCAACATGCCGAGGAAATCCAAGTAGTTCAGTCCGTTTTTGCGCTAAGTGATAATACTCTTCAATCAACCACAATCCCTCGCTGGTCAGCCAGCATGGTGTTCGCTGCAGCTTGGCTGCGCGGCGTTTTGCTTGATGTGCAGCCCGCTTTTCTGGGTTTTGGGCAAAATAGTCTCGGTTGGTTTGATTGTGTTGTTCTCGATTTTCTTTACGCCATTTGTCAATGCTTTTTTTACGTTTTTCAGGATTGGCCAAAGCCCATTCACGAGCACGTTGCTTGGTAAGTTCCTTATTGCGCTCATACCATTCACGAGCTATACGTTTTTGGTTTTCTTTATCTTTAAGCATAAAAAAGGCTCCCAACCTTTTGAGTTGGGAGCCATTATAGCAGATTAATCGGTTAGATTACAGACCTGCAGTGCCATAAATATTTCTCGCATCGTGCCACCCAGTGGCATAACGCTCGGTGGCTTTATAGCGCATCGAATCAGTTTCAAAGTCCCCCTCCATAGATTTTTCCATAGGACGGCGCATAACGAGCATCAAGCCGTTTTCAGCGTCGGTCTGGATCCACCATGCTTTGGAAGAGCTCAAACGAGTAACCACATGAGCGCCCTTTGGCAACATGCCAGTGGACTTGATGGGGTTCAGATCGTTGTCAGCAGTGCCGGAACGCAAAACAGATTTCAAGATCACTTCCGATTGGAATTCCAAAGCGGGAGGAACCACGAGTTGTTCGGCCTTCAAGCGGATACGCTTGCCATTATTGTCAACAGCGCTGCGGATTTGAATCAACAACTGTTCAACAGAAGTTTGGCTCAAAGAAGCTGCAGTAGACAATTGGTTCGAGTAAGAACCGCCGTTGGCGATGGGGTGAGCGCTATTGATCAAAGTAACGCCATCACCACCGATGTAGCCGCTTGTGAACGCGAAGTTCAACAAGTTAGCGCACAAGGTTTCCTTGGTTTCAATCATGGATTGAGCCAAGTGTTTAGCGAAGGTGCTGCCGATACGGATATGGTCACCGTCTTCCATCAAAACTTTGGTCAAGGCATATGCCAAGCCATAGATTTGATAGATGAAACGGGTGATATACAGTGTACCGCCTTGATCGTACGACACTGGAGTACCGTCGGGCATTGCGGGAGCTGCATTCATACCATACAACATCACTTCTTCGTGGTAGTTGCGGGGAATACCTTGGATTTGCTCAACAAATCCTTTCCATTCGTCATCACGTTGTTCATAAACACCGTCAAAGACTTCGTTGATAATCGGTTCGACTACCGCACGAAAGTCCGTACTACGCATTGGGGTTGCCATGCTTATCTCCTTTCGTTAATTAATTAAACCGATACCGAAGCGGCAGCGAATTGGTTATTGCAGATTTGAACTTGCACGATGGTGTAAGCGTCACCCCAAGCGTTGTTATAACCGCCAGGATAAGCCACTTCGCGGCCCAAACCAACAACACGAACTTGACCTTGGTTGCCAGTACCGACAGAGGTAGCCAACAAAGCAGTGGTCGAGAAGCCAGCGCCGCCGTTACCGATGGAATAACCGTCAGTCACAGTAGAACCAGTTGTGGTGTCAAAGTTGTACTCTGTACCAATAGCTGCAGTAGTTGCAGAACCGTTAACTTGAGCTTCATACACCAATGCGGGATCAGAGAAGATCCAGAAAATGATGTTTGTAGAAGCGTCCAAAGTGGTTTTCGAGGCATATTTAGCCACGGAACGACGACCGTCAGAGTTGGTATACTCGACGCCATCAAACACACCGAAAACTTTGCCGCTAGAAGCAGTTTGGTTAGCGATAGTCAATTGACCAGTGGTCGTGATGGCCACAGGTTGGAATTGAAAGAAAGATTGGCCAGACGACAGTGAGTACGGAGCGGTATAGGTAGTGCCGGGATTGTAGGTATTAGTACCTGCAAATGCCGTAGCACGATCCAAACCACTTGGATGGTACACTGGCTTCAGACCAAAGGGTTGAAATACTGTAGACATATTTTTCCTTTGTTATTTTTGAAGTTTGTTAATCGAAACGAACGTTCATACCGTTCGC